TCTCCACGTCTTGCTGTGGTCAAGGAGATCATAGAGGAGACCAAACAGAAGGTGTTGATCTTCGTGCCGTACACGCACACCATCAACCTGTTGGAGAGGTACTTAGCCAAGGCCAACATCATGGCGGAGGTCATAAGCGGTGACGTATCTGTCAACAAGCGGACCGACATCGTTAACCGTTTTCAGAACCAACCCACTACCAAAGTTCTTATCATCCAGCCTCAAGCCGCGTCACACGGTCTCACGCTGACCGCAGCCGACACCATCATCTGGTATGCGCCGATCACAAGCGTAGAGACATACCTGCAAGCCAATGCTAGGATAGATCGACCGGGGCAGAAGCATCCCATGACAATCGTACACGTGAAGGGCAGCTCTGCTGAGCAGCGGCTATACATGTTGCTGCAGGGGGGCGTGGACCATCACACCAAAATCGTGGACCTGTACCGCGAAGAACTGACTACCCCTTGACACTGTAAAGTGTTGTGGTAGTATTGCCATCCCAACTGAAGGAGATCATAAAAATGTCAGACCCGCCTAGTGGGGGTGTAGCCCCCGCTTTCGATAAGCTCGCCGAGGCGTTCATCAAGATACGCGATGCCAGAAGCAAGCTCAAAGCTCAGTACGAAGCAGAAGACAAGGTGCTAGCCGATCAGGCTACGTTGCTTGAGACTTCTATGCTTGATGCCTGTAAGCAGTCGGGTATCGACAGCGTTCGTACCCCCTATGGGACGATCATTCGTTCGGTGAAGTCACGCTACTGGACGAATAATTGGGATTCGATGTATCGGTTCATCAAAGAACACGATGCGTTCGCCCTGCTAGAGAAGCGGCTCCATCAGACCAACATGAAGGAGTTTCTCTCAGAGAATCCAGAAGTTCAGCCCGTTGGGCTCAATGTGGAAAATGAGTACACCGTAGTCGTTAGACGTTCAAAAGGAAACCCAAATGAGTAACCAAGTAGCTGTTATTGATCAGAACCTCCCCGACTTTCTTCAGGCTGCTGGCGTCAGTGCGCTGACTAAACAGCTTGCAGGTAAGACCGGAGTGGCACGTATCGTCCCCAAGAACGGCATCTTTCGTAAGGTTGTCGGCGGCGAGGAGATGGGCAAAGCCAAAGGCCCGCTTCACGCTATCGTGGTGAACGCTTCCCCCCACGTAGGGCGTATCTTCTACGCTAAGGCGTGGACTCCTGATGCCGAGCCGACTGCGCCGGATTGCTTCTCAAACGACGGTCGTGCGCCTGATGCCGGTGCTGCCAACCCGCAGTCTGACCGGTGTGATAGCTGCCCGCAGAACATCAAGGGCTCGGGTCAGGGCCAGTCCAAAGCTTGCCGCTACTCGCGTAGGCTGGCGGTCTTGCTAGAGGAAGATTTTGGTACCGCACTTGAAGGTCGTGTCTACCAGATGAACCTTGCGTCCAAGTCCTTGTTTGGTGACAGCCCGTCGGATAAGCTGCACCCGTTCGACAACTACTGCAAGTTCCTCGCCAACAACGGCAAGAGCATCGACCATCTGATCACCACGATCAGCTTTAACGAAGACAACGACAACCAATCGGTGTTGTTCTCGGCAACCGACTACATCAACCGGCAGCAGTTTGATGTCATTCAAAAGGTTGGTGCTACTGAAGAAGTCAAGCGCATGGTTGTAATGACGCCGTATCAAGCGGATGTTTCAGGTCGTGCGCCTAAATTGGAAGCGCCCGCACCACAAGCTGAACCGGTGAAGCGGGAAGCCAAGAAGCCTGAAGTTTCAGTAGAAAAGAAAGACCTGAACTCCGTGCTTAAAGCATGGACTGACGAGGAGTAAAGATGAGCCACGGTTACAGCCAGAGCTTAGTGCAAGCTAACAAAGAAGTGAGTGCTAGGCTTCTGGGTGTAGCCTTGGGTCGCTATTGCATCAAGCAGGGTATTAGTGTGAGCGATACCGCCGAGCGTTTCGGTGTAAGCCGGATGACGGTTTACATGTGGTTCAAAGGCGAACGCAATCCTAACCCTGCTGTTGCAACCCAGATCCAACGCTACATAAAGAAACGCAGAACATGAACTTTGACCTACTGGATACCATACTGCCGCAGGAAGGGCGGTACTGTGTATTCGCGTATGGTAAGTACCCAGATCAGCGGCTTCTAGATACACGAGAAGAAGTAGACGCAGCCATTGAGCAGTTCGTAGACAAAAAGGCAGACGTTTACTTCGCTTGCGCCAAGTTTGGCCCAGAGAACAATCGAACCCAAGAGAACGCACTGTATTTCAGGGCGCTCTGGCTGGACATAGATTGTGGGCCAACCAAAGGCGTACCAGATAGCAAAGGACGCATTAAGGGCTATCTGACACAAGACCTTGGCTTGCAAAAACTGCAGGAGTTCTGCAAAGCAGTAAAGCTGCCAAAACCAATACTGGTGGACTCTGGTAACGGAATCCATGCGTACTGGTTGCTTGAGGAAGTTCTCAGTCGGAATACATGGGACTCGTTGGCTAAACGACTGAGAGACTTATGCACCGAGCACGGGTTGATTGTAGACCCGAACGTCTTTGAGGCATCTCGTGTACTGCGTATACCCGGCACCTATAACTTCAAGAACAAAGATGCGCCGTTGCTTGTCTCAGTTCTGAGTACCACAACAACGCGAATGAGTTATGAGCACGTCAAGACTTTGCTTGGCGCGCCAGAACCAGAGAAGGAGAAACCAGACTTCATCCCCAAGGGGGTGAGCCCAATGATGGAAGCACTGTTGGGCAACCAGATCAAGCGGTTCAAGACGATCATGATCCGCTCGGCGAACGGGGATGGGTGCCAACAACTTATACATTGCTTTGAGAACCAAGCAGAACTAGAAGAACCGCTCTGGCGGGCGGGTCTGTCGATTGCAGCTTTTTGCGTTGACGGGAGGGACGCAGCACACAAGTTATCCAATCAGTACCCCGGATACGACCGCGATGAAGTCGAGATGAAGGTTGACTACATCGTAGCCAAGGGCGGTCCGTACACCTGCAGTACGTTTGAGAAGTTGAACCCTAACGGATGTGACGGGTGCCCACACAAAGGAAACATCAAGTCGCCGATTGTGTTGGGGTTAGAGATAGCTGAAGCCGATGATGACGCAGTTGTAGCAGAAGACGAAGACGGTAAGACAGAGACTTATCAGATACCTGAGTACCCTTTCCCGTACATCAGAGGTAAGAACGGCGGTATCTACAAGAAGCCGACAGACGATGAAGATGAACCGGTGCTTGTGTACGAACACGATCTGTACGTGGTCAAGCGTATGCACCATTCAGGGCAGGGGGAGATAGTCCTTTTCCGACTGCATCTTCCAAGAGACGGAGTGAGAGAGTTCTCTATTCCAGCTACATCGGTCGTAGTCAAAGAAAAGCTGCGCGAAGGCTTGGCGCATTACGGGGTTATGCCGACACCGAAACAGATGGATAACCTCTTGCACTACACAACAGCTTTCGTTAAAAACTTACAGTTTCAGAAGAAGGCAGAGATCATGAGGACGCAGTTTGGTTGGACTGAAAAAGATGGCAAGTTCATCTTGGGAGATAAGGAGATCACAAAAGACGGGGTGTTCTATAGCCCGCCATCTAGCGTGACCAAAGAGATCGTGCATCACGTACATGTTGCGGGGACGATTGAGAAGTGGAAAGAAGTGTTCAACATGTACGCGCTACCGGGGCTGGAGCCCCATGCGTTTGCTGCACTTACTGCGTTTGGTTCACCTCTACTCAGGTTTACCGGGCTTGAGGGTGCGATCATCAACGTAATCTATTCCAAATCTGGGTCGGGCAAGTCCACTACCCTGTATATGTGCAACAGCGTCGTGGGGCACCCCAAGAAGCTAGGGTCGATTTGGAAAGATACGTTCAACACCAAGATGCACATGCTGGGGGTGATGAACAATCTAGCCAATACGATTGATGAGATAACGAACACCACGGCTGCAGAGTTCTCGGATCTGGCGTATAGCTTGAGCCAAGGCCGAGGCAAGAACCGCATGAAGTCTCAGAGTAACGAGATGCGGGTCAACAACACGTCGTGGCAGGGCATCACGCTTACTTCTTCCAACGCATCTTTTTACGAGAAGCTGGGGCAAGCCAAGGACACTCCCGACGGAGAGATGATGCGTCTGCTGGAGTACCGTATTGAACCAAACAGTGTGATCGACACCGCGCTCGGCAAACAGATGTTTGACCACCAGTTGTTTGAAAACTATGGTCATGCTGGGGAAATCTACCTACAGTGGGTACTCAACAATCTGGAAGACGTTAAGTCTCTTCTGCACAAGGTGCAAGCTAGGCTTGATAAGGAAGTGCAGTTCACTAGCCGAGAGCGGTTCTGGTCGGCACTAGCAGCTTGCAACATCACCGGTGGGTTGATCGCACGGCACATAGGACTGTGCAACTACGACATGACCGCCATCCGCGTTTGGCTGGTGAATATGCTAAGCGACATGCGAGAGGATGTTAAGCCACCAGAAACTTCTGTTGTCATGCTGCTCGGCGACTTCATCAACATGAATCTGCACAAAGCGCTGATCGTAAATAACGAAGTCAACTCAAACAGCGCCATGATCCCACTGCCGCAACTAGAGCCGAAAGGGGAGCTGCTTATCCGCTATGAGCCAGACACCAAAGACTTGTACATAACGGCGAGTAGCTTCAAAACCTACTGCGTCGGCAAACAAGTTAACTACAAGGAGACGTTGGCTGAGCTAAGCGGCAGGGGGGTCTTTGTTGAGGCTTTGAACAAGCGTATGAGCAAGGGTATGAAGCTTGTGACTCCTCCAACACGCGCATTGAAGTTCAACACAACCAATTTTGACTTACTTAATGTAAGCAACCACGTACCGAAGATCGAAAATGAAGATCGATCAAGTGATGTATGAAATAGACTGGGCTAAGTTTTACAAAGGGTACTCATTTTTTGTACCCTGTATAGACCATAAAAAAGCGCGGGAGGCACTTGATGAGATTACAAAAAGGTTAAAGATTGAAGTTCTAACCAAAGTAACTATTGAGGAGGGGGTGAAGGGATTGCGGGTCTGGAGAGTTTAGGCTATAGTCAACCCGTTCGTTCCTCCTCTCCTTCAGTACCTTTACCCCGGCGCAATGCCGGGGTTTTTTATTTGCGGGCGCGTTCAGCTTCCGCTTCCAACTTCTCAATCGGCACGTTAAACAAATCCCGTACTAACGGGAATAACTTCGAATCAATAGGCAGACCGCGCTGGGTTGCATACATCCTTTCAAAGCGGTTCTTCAGAGAGCTGTTGATAGCGTCCGCGTCGATGGCAAACGTGGGGTTCCTGCGGTTGAAGTCGATGATCTTGTCGAGCACTTTGTTGATGTCCTCGCTTCCACGAGTGGTCTCAAGTGCAAGCCGATTGAGCAAAGACTTCCGGCTGTTTTCGATCTGCTTCTTCAGGTTCTCTACTTTGAAGAGTGTCTCGCGCTGCGCCACTAACCCCTCAGTGCTGAAGCCCATTGCTTGGGCAACAAGTTCTCCGGTAGTGAATTCTTCTGCGGGTTTTATAGCCGCTCCAGCAGGAGTAGTCGCTCCCTCTGTTCCGTATCGGTAAGAAGTCAGCACCGGGCGTACAAGCCCCGGCATAAGACGCTCCATACCTTCGACCACTTTGCCTTGGTTGAACTTGTCGATAGAAGTCGCCCACTGGCTTACAAGAGAAACCGTCGGCCCAAGCATGTGCAGCAAGAAGCTTTGCATTGCGGCAGCAGCAGTCGGTTCTTCCTTCGATTCGGGGAACCACATGTTGTTAAACGACAAGCTGCTTGTGATGTCTTTGCCCGTCAGCTCCGCGATCAAACCACGATCCAGCACGTTGGAGAGCGATATACCGCCCACCTTCATTTCGCCGAATGTGTCAGGTATCCATACATTTCGAAGATAGAACTCCAAGTCCCGCTTGATGAGTTCGTCGTCATCCTCTTCGTCGATACCAAGATTACGCAGCCCGGACAGAATGCCCAGAGCAAACGTCACGCCCGGTATGCCCATAACACCAGCCAACGAGAGCGAGTACCCAAGGGTACCAAATAGCTGTGTAGCAGCAACTTTGCGTTCTTGCGCCGAGTAGCCTGTGCCAACGATGCGCCAGAAGTTACGCGTCATGTACGTAGTCACAAACGCAGGGAACATTTTGAACTGCAGTAGCGCCCGCCCAAGGGGTTGATGCGCGTTAAGAATCACCTGTTGTTCCGCGTTTGCGCCGATACCTCGGGGTCGGTTGATAGAAGCGTAGTTGCCAAGTGCTTCGTAAGTAACCTGTTCTGCCTGCGCTGCTACATCCTCAAACGACATGTCCTTGTTCTTTTTCCGTGCCAACCTGAACGCCGCCATGAAAGTAATTTCACGGTTTAAACGCTCCACGTTGTGGAACAGCCCAGTCATTATTAGAGAAGTGCTACGCAGAATCCTGCGTGGCATGGAGTTCTGCACATGTGTCGGCAGCTCTCTGCGGCTACCAAGATCAAACGCCATTGTGGTATCGCTGATACCACGATCAATCATGTACTGAGCGGCTCGGCGTTCTTCTTCGTTCAGCTTGACTTGTCTAGACTGCGCAACCGTCGGCGCAACCCATGACGTACTTCCGTCCGGGTGCTTCTCACGTACGCCGATGTTGTTAAAGACATTGGTGAACCTACCGATTGCAGCGTGAGCGGCAAAGACGCCGTAACGGGAAGCCAGCACAGGGGCAACAAACACAGGGATCGCCGCTGCCTGCGCAACCGCAGTCTTAACCGTGGTCATCAACCACAAGAACGTAGTCGTGTTCGTGAAGTTGACTAGCCTGTTGCTAACGGAGTCGTCAAAGTTGGGGTCTGTGATCTGCTGCGCCCGCACTCGCATCTCGGCAACAAACTCAGACAACTTAGCCTGATCTGGATTACCCTCTACTGACGCAGCAGCTTCTCCTAGCGCTCCCTCAATCGGCGACCGATAGCGCATACGGGACAACTGATTCGCCATGTCCATAGTCAACGAGGCGAAGTTACGTGCGATGTCTTTAGAGAAACCAGCTTTGCCCTTCCTATGGATGAACCTGCGGCGGAAGCTTTTATCTGGCAGGGTGTGGAGCATCAACTGGTAAACATCGTCTTTGAGCTTGTCGGCGTTAACAAGCGCACTGGAGTTTACGACGTTACCAAAGTCATCCGTAGTTAGAACGGGTTTCTTAACCGCATCGTCAATAGACGCAAAGACTTTTTGCAGTGTTTCGTTGTAAGAAGCGACAGCGCTTCTTCCGTTTGCATCCGAAACATTATTGCCGTCTTCTATGGCACCGTCGGCGTAAAGCTGCGCACGGCTAGTTTTCGGGTCTTTCTCTACTTGCTCACGCACCCACTGCCTGATGAACAGCTCTTTCTCATGCTGGTTCTCAAACATATGGAATTCGCCCGACTTGCCTTTGCCGATGCGAACCCAGAACTGCCCGTATCGCATCAATGGGAAGTACGGTGAAATCTTGTTGGACGTTTCGTAGATCTGCCGGATGGACGCCAGTAGATTCTTTTTGCTATCTGCGTCTACCTTAGCGTCTTCGACTCGCTTGACCAGCGAGTCATGGTACAGATCGTTGTATGCACGGTAGTGATCGCGCACTTGT